AATACGTCGTACCGTTTGTCAGGCTCGTAATAGTTTGTGAAGTTCCTGAGGGGGTCGCAACCTCTGTGAAACTTACGTCGTCTGTGCTTTGATAAACTTTGTATCCCGTTATTGTTGAACCGCCATCGCTTGATGGTGCCGACCAAGACAGTGCGACCTGCGTGTCGCCCCGTGTAGCCGCTGGACTTTGTGGCGCACCTGGTACTCCGGGGGCAGACGGCGTTGCAGTCACTGAACTACTGGCAGTTCCTGTCCCTATTGAATTAACAGCAGAAACTCTAAAGTAATACTGTGTACCGTTAGTAAGACCAGTGACAGTTGCACTGGTCCCGGTTGTCGTGCCGTCATTAAATGTAGTAAACGTGGCGTTGTCTGTGCTAAATTCAATTACATAGTCGGTAATTGGAGACCCAATAGGAGCGTTTGGTGCAGACCAAGACAAGGCTACCTGAGTGTCGCCCGCCGTAGGTGTAACAGTGCCAACCTGTGATGGGGCTGTTCCCGCCGCTGGAGTTCTTGAGCCAGTAGATGATGTTTGTGTTCCGGTGCCTACGGAGTTTACCGCCGCAACCTTAAAGTAATACGCCGTCCCATTGGTAAGTCCTGTGACTGTGTGCGAAGTGCCTGACGGGGTGGCTACTTGGGTAAAGGTAGCGTTGTCTGTGCTTTGGTAGACGATATATCCCGTAATCGTTGCACCGCCATCGCTTGCAGGTGCATCCCAAGATAAGGCAACCGATTGGTCGCCAATGAAACTGGCTAGATTTTGGGGCACGCCCGGTGCTGTTGGAACTGCCGGCGTAAATGTCGAGGTACTGCTGTACGTGCCTGTTCCGTTTAGGTTTTTAGAAGCAACTTGGACGCTGTACTCAACGCCATTGGTCAGGCCAGTTTTTGTATACGTCGTGCCTGTACCAGCCTGTTCGTATGGCGTAGCGTTACCTGGAAAGCCAGATGTCGGACCACACTTAATGCTGTAGTGGGTAATGGCAGCCCCGCCGTTGTTTGCTGGAGCAGTCCAAGAAATAGTAGACTCTGTGTTACCGTTTGTGCCAGAAACGCTAGTCGGCGGATCTGGAAGAGTTGACGGTGTGCCACGAAGATTTCGAGATGATGACAGTGGCCCAGCACCTAGTGCATTTACAGCTGCCACCCTGAAGTAGTATAGCGTTCCGTTTGTAAGGCCCGTGATAGTTGCTGACTTTACAGTAGGCGTCTGCACTTTTGTGTACGTTATGTCGTCCGTGCTTTGATAAACTTCGTAATAGCTAATTGAAGAGCCGCCGGTCGTGAACTGTTGCCACGATAGATGAACTCTTGTGTCTCCGTGCGTAAGGCTATTGGTAGAGACCGAAGGAATGCCCGGTGGTGTGTTCCCTGTAGTCGGCGTGACCGTACCGCTAGCTGCTGACTGAGGTCCTTCAAAAGTTGTATTTTTTGCTGAAACCTTGAAGAGGTAATTAGTCCCATTTGTCAGCCCCGTGATTGTCTGAGAGGCACCAGATCCACCATACGGAGTCCCGGTTGAGGTTGTGCCAAAGGTTATGAAGGCTGTAGTGGCGTGAGTGTAGGTCGAACCGCCATCTTCACTTTTGTATATTCTGTATTCAGTAAGTTCTGACCCGCCGTTGTTTGCTGGGGTGTCCCAACTTAAAGCAGCCGCTTGATTTAAAGGCGTAGCATATAGGTTTGTTGGGGCACTAGGCTGGGTAAGAGATAGAGGAGTTATTGGCCCAACCGTATTGCTGTCTGATCCAGTAGATCCGACATTAACGGCTGCAACTTTAAAATAGTATGTCGTATTGTTAGCAAGTCCTGTGACTGTGTGCGATGTACCCGTTACCGTTGTTACTTCGCTGAAGCTAACATTATCTGTACTCTGGTAAATTTTATAACCTGTGATAGCCGCTCCGCCATCGCTTGCAGGTGCTGACCAAGACAAAGCAACCTGAGCGTCACCGCCAACTCCTGTTAAAGACTGGGGCGCAGAGGGGGGGTCTGCCGCTAGGTACGTCAAGGTTGTTCCGAGATACACTTTCGTGATCGCGGTTGTTCCCAGTTTTATGGTTGGTACAGATGTGCTTCCAAGTTTAATAGGCATAGTTAATACTCAGTCGGTGAGCATGTATAAAGTAGTCGAGGACTTTACACTGATAGCATTATATTGTGCCGTGGTACAAGAAACTACATTTGTAACCCTTGCTGTTGCACTATGCCCAGCAACCGTGTTGTCACTAAACAGTTGTGCGATTAACTGAAGATTGCATTTTTTTGTTTCTGAGTTGTCTGCTTTAGTAATGGGTGCAACATCTGTATTAGCAGGAGTAGCTTCGTCATTCAAAGCCGAGATTTTTACATTAGCCATTTTCTATTCCTTGTTTAACCGTCTTCGTCTATTACTAAGCCCGTTAAAGTATTTGAAGTTGCTAGTGTTGTGTTCGTAGAATCTAAGGCTGCAACGGTAACTGATATATTGGTAACCTCGTCACCGGGACCATGGATAAAGAAGCCTCTGTTTGTTGCACTAAAGTATGCACACTGAAAGTCGCCCGTGCCGCTAACAGTTGCATTAGAACTAAGATTGGTAATAGTGACTACAGAACTTGTAGCCCCCGTCCCGCTAATTGAATATCTTAGCTTAGTAGTTCCTACAGGCAGCGTGGTGAAGGAAAAGGTTACGTTCCCTGAATATCCACTCGAACCGTCTGCAATTAGAGCGATGGTAAGTGAGGCACCACCGCCGCCGCCTCCTCCGCCGCCGCCGCCGCCTGAACTAGCAACAGGTTTTAAAAATCTTTGATCCATTATCCTTTAACCGTCACAACAGAGGTAAGACTTGCATTAGAAGCAACAGGGCAAAGAAAACGAACACCAAACGTAGAATCTGGGAATGGGTGAACACCATCCGTTATCGCAGTCGTCACAGCGTTTCCGCCAGAGTAAATCTTCTGCGGCGTCGTTTGCTCGTCTGGAGAACCGTACCAAGTAATTTCAGTCACTGCATTGGTGGCAGCAACATGCAAGGCACCACCAGCACCATTCTCAAATGGTATCTTCGCCGTTGTAGACACACTATTAGTAATAGTCACAGATGTTCCCGGCGGGGAAAACCTTTGAATCTCGATCATTTCAATTTCCTCTTTAGGGCGTGTTTGTCGATAACTCTTTCTCGTAATTCAGCCTTACTTGCGTTTGGCTTTTTCTTTTTCATTCTTTTCATTTCTTTCTGTACGGTTTTTTCATTTAATGCCGTACGTTTCGGTGCGGATTCTTCCGCCTTGTGCGTTACTGTTCCCGAAACATTTAAGTTTCGTTTCTCCGCAACCTTCTTTATGTCGTCGTTGCTGCTGACCCATGCCTCTGGATCTTTCCACGCCCTCTTGTCTGCCAGTCCGCCCACGTAGTGCTTTCCGCTGATGTTGATTCCGGCTGCCTTGGCTTCCCTCGCCATTGTCTGAGCCATTATCGGTGGCATGTCGTCCAACTGCTGGTTGTTCATCCGGCCTTCCATGAAAGCCCTGTCTGTCCCTTTTGTTCCGGGGGCGATTTGGACGGCGCACATGGTTGCGAATTTTTCAGTACCTCCATTAGCGATGGAATCTTTAAATACTTTGATGGCCGCTAGGCCGGCTCTTTCTACTTCGTACGGGATGTTCATTCTGTCGGCTGCCCTTCTTCAGGTGGAGGTGCTTCTTGCGGTGGAGGAGGTGGTGGTGGAGGAACTAAAAATCCAGTTACGTCCATCTGATTAATCTCACCCCATTTCAACATAAGGCCATTAAACATATCCGGCATTCCGGCCTGCATGAGACCTTGGGCTGCCGGCATAGCCATCTGCATAAATCCGTTAAGGTTTTCCACTCTCGTTGCAATGTTAGGCTTCTTCGCAGATCCCGCTTCGACACGGTATTGATATTCTCTGACTATGGTGTCTGGATCTTCTGCTAGAACGTGCATCTGCCATGCCTGTGCGGCCAAAGGTCCCATTAGCGTGGACACATCCTGTGGCTGGACGAGCCATCTCGCACACAGTGATTCTTTCCTAGCAACCTCCGCCAACGCATCCTCCAAGATATTGGCGTAATCGTCGGGACGAACACTGATTTGCTCTGCTTTTACTTGTGCCTCAGCTGCCGACCTGAAAGACGCTCGCGTCATACCGTAAATTAATTCGGTCAAACCGACACGCCGGTCGAATAAAGCAGTGACCTCGGATATAATTGTCCACAAATCAGTTGTTATGTTTGGCATTTGAAAAACAGAAACAACGTCTTCTACTCGACGCCCTATTGCTTCCGCAATTTCAACAATCTTAAATCCACCTTCGCTACTATCTAATAGTTTGTTTTTAATATCTGGGTCTGCTGATTTAGCAACACCAATAATAGTTTGGCTGCTAGTTGCTATGCGTGTAGCTAAAAATGACATAGCCCAATTAATGAATCGCAACTCACCGATGCCAGGTCTAATTAAACTTAGTGGCCATGAGTACCCCGGTTTTCCGTGCCACGATAATAAAGTAAACGGCCACCCCGAATAACTTTCAGCCCAGAAAGGTATCGGCCACTGAGCCGACATGAAAAATCGGTCAGGAACGCCACTAGGACCTACATCCTCCTGCAAAACAGAGGGAGGTAAATTAAGAGGAAACTCAACACCTTCGGCAACAACGATATAACAATTAGGTCCTAAAGCATCAAATTGACCGCGAAGATCTTTCTCGCCGTCCTTGAGTCGGTCCCCAAACCCAGTCTTGCTGTATATCTCGTAGTAGCAAATTAGGTCGTTTGTTTGTCCCCTTTTCTTTTCTGTTTCGTATCCTCTTCTTTTGCGGGACGACTGCGAAGCATACGACTCCATGTGCCCCTTTAAATCGTCTCGCGTAAGCCCAAACTTGGCGGCAACTTCATCAATAGGCTGCACCCTTTTTCGAGCACACCACCGTATATCAGGAAAATCATCTGCATCAGGGTCCCAGACAAGATTATCAATCGAATCAAAGAAACTGCCTGCCATTCGTACGTTAGAACCCGGAGGCTGATACAACTCGTGCCACCAAACGCCCGCACCCTTAATGAACGCCTCTTCAACCACTCGACGACTGTGATCTTTAAGGTTAAGTTCGTTGGGGGTGTAGTTAAGATAACGCTCTAAAAGTGATGAAACTAACTTCCTTCGCTCGGTCAATTGAACAACCTGCTGAGATGCTGCTTGGTACTGCTGCATCATTGGGTCAGGCATCATTACCGGCTGGCCATCAGGACCTATGACAGGCTGACCATCAGGACCCATTTGCGGAACAGGCGGTTGCGGCATAATCCCCAGCATCTGCGGAGGAACAAACGGATAGTCTTTAGGCGTAACCGACCTCGTAGGATTGCGATGATGGATAACAGCGGTAAACAGCCTAACAGCCTCCCACACACGATTCACGGTCATGCGGAATGCCGGCGGATCTATTCCCTTGTTGTACCCACGCTCACCACGCGCATACTCGTTCTGCCACATGAAGTCAGGATCGCCTGCAAAAAAGTTCATTGCCTCTTCAGCGTCGTCGCTAAACGGCTTCTTATGCTTTTCTGCTAGTTTGATCTTTTCGAGCCACGATTTACAAATCGGACTTAAAGGGTTTGTATCTGACATTTTTTCTCCTACTTCTTAGTGTCAGTCTTTGCCTTTCGACCCTCCAAAACTCCGATTTTCTTTTCAAGCAGTGCGAGTTTCTCGGATAAAACTGCTATCTGGGCGTCCGGTTTCTTAGGAAACCACATCCCAAACCGCTTCCATTCAGGAAATTCTTCTAGTCCGGGGTCGTCTTTATGATGAACGGAATACTTCTCAATGCCCCCATAATCTGGCACAATTACCCAGCACTTTATGCTGCGAGAAGACACTTCTGTGACGATACCAAGGTTAGGAATGGCATCTTCGTGCGCAGTGTAATTAATAAAATCGCCCATTTCGACTGCTGGCATTTCAAAGTTGATCATGACTTTCGGCCTCCACTTGGTCCAAGGATAACACAGTTTTCTTGGCCAGCTTGCTCACGTTTTCGCTTTGCTGCCAAGTAAGAAACCCACCAAGGCTCTGGACCGTGAGTCTTGGGAGGAGTATGGTATTCAGGCTCAAATGCACAGAGATACTCCATAGTCTGACAAGCGTGAACGTCTCCGCGAGTCTGTGGAACATCGGTTACAAACACCTGACCGTTGACTGTTGTTGTTTTTTTCCTGTATCTCTTTAGTTCTCTCTTTAGTTCTGGGCATGTCCCCTCCCAGATTTTAAGCCTAGTAGAGCCATCACCTTGTATGTGCAGCATCTCACGCACTAAAGCTGCACGGGCCTGTATGTCATCTGATCCCGGAATAAAAAACTGGCCGGTCAGTTCGCACTTTATGTTGTGCTTCTTTAATTCCTCCGTATACAACTCGTGTGGCAGGCGACCACTACCAAGGTCTCGGAGCGTACCACCGTGCATATCCATGATCATGGCGTATATGTGCTGGTGCCCAACCTTTTCCTTAAATCGCTTACCCCATATAGCCGCATTACAATTACGGATATACAGTTCATCATAAAGAACAATCATGCTGTTATCTGGTGGGACTGCTGCAAATAAAGTCGCCATAACCGCATGCCCTGGGTCAATTGAGACATACCGTGTCCAGTCGTGCGGTATCTCTTTTAACTTGTCTCGCCCTAAAACGTGAACAGCAAGGTTAAAAGTTGGGTACATAAGCGTGCTACCAGTCGTAAATTCACCCTCTGCACGCATCCTTAATTCGTCTTCGCCTAGAGCCGACCAACGCTCAATATTCTTTTGCTTTTCCTCTTTGTCGATGGCCTTGTTATCCAAAAACCTTAAAGTAAACTTTTTAATAATTGGATTTTCTTGACCCTCTTCTACAGCCTTCTCGGCACGTTCACATAAACCAAGCAACGCATCGTTTTTAGACCAAGGCATCGCAGACCAAATAAAGCGTCCTTTCCTATCAGACAACCTAGCCTGCATCTCACCTATCCACCGCTCATTGTTCACGTCCTCGTCAATATGGACAATATCGGCCTGAAAACCTTGCGGGGGCTCACCTTCTGAAGAGTGGAAATTAACGACCCAACCATTCGTCAGTGTGACCCGCTGGCAGTAGCCGGCTGACTTTAGGACCCAACTTTGGTCTTTTATAAATCGTGGTGGAATCAGAGGTGGTGCCGGCTTGCCTAGCTTCGGATCGTCACCAGGCCTAAACGCTCTCCACCCACGGGGGTCAGTGTCGTCTTTGATGATTTTAAATGCACCGGCCTTAAATAACATTGGATACGCCACAAGTCCAATGTGAGGCCAGTTTCTTCCGACTATGTGAATATTACCATCACGCACGGGATACTTGTTGTGCGGATCTTGCCCTGTCGCCGCCCTTGCGTCTTCAATAAACGCTGCCGTAGATTTGCCGGACCTATTGCCTCCTATAAGCATTCGTTCCGATGCTTGGCAAGCGTGAAATTCTTCTTGGATTGGCATAGGCTCGTACAGTCTTAGGGACTCTAACCTACGGCCAGCAAGCTCCGTCTGCACCTCACGCAAATGTTGAAGTGCATGTGTCGTCAACGCAGACAAGTCATCGTTTTTAATCGGTGCTTGTGTTGTCTTTTTTTTCTTCAATATTTTCTACTGGTAAATTTATAATTGTTGCTGCCTCAGTCAGCCTTGTCATCAACTCTTCATCTAACTCTTCGTCGGTCCACAGCGTAAGGGGTTTCTTTGCACCTCCCATTGCAGTGTTTGTTGATGTCAAACGAACTATGGTGTCAAGCATTTTTGTACGAAAAGCACCACCAGCTGGAGCATCAAAAAACTGCTTCATATACACATTGGCAAAGCCAGCCACTCCGCCAAAATAACCCATCAAAACCTCAAGCAGTTCGCTGCTGTGAGGTATATTAGCCCCGCCAATCCTCGCCTGTGACATAAATAAATCAACGGCGTTCTTTTCTAGTTCGGCCATGTCTTGAGACTTTTTGGCCACCCTAGTTTTTTTCTCATACTCGTTCCTGCACGGCTTGCAGCGAGAATGAAACCCGTCTTTTGCTTTATGCCAGTATTTAGAGGTTAGAGGAAACTCTTTCTCACACTGGATACACTTCCTCGCTGTTTGCATTTTGCAGTGCCTTTTTCACTCCCGGCTGACGTAACTCAATGATTTTTGCCGTGTTGTGAGTTGTCCACTTATCAGACAACTTCTTGCCTAAGGCGTTGGAATCAAGAGTCACAGGTTTCCCTACACATTTAGGTTTCCAATGCCCCGCCCAAGCACTCCAGTTGCACATTACAGGGTTATAGCCAAGTGCCCTAGTGCCAGCGACAGAAAGATCACGGGTCATTGTTACGTCTTCTGTGCTCGCTTTGTGGGAAGCAAATTTGTCTGGCCACTCATAGTAGAACCATGGCTTGTCGTCGGCTGTCTTTGGTTCAGTTAAATCAAAACAACGCATGTCGTACATGATTAATCCAGTAGGCAATGCAGCACACTCTTGTATACCTTCCATCCTTGCAGCCGTGTGCCGGTCATACATTTCTAGCTTAAAATCTGGGTTAGCATTGTCTGAAGCTAAGTTTTGCCAACGAAAAACATAAACACATTCATTAGGGGGAGGACCACAATAAGGGGCACCAATACAAACAGGACCTTTTTCGTAGTGGTCATACATGAAGTCGAATGAAGACTCAAAAAACTTTTCTCCACCATTCATGTCCGGCTTCATGTCACTATCGACCATAAGCAGGAAGTCAACTTCATACTCCCGTGCCATTAAGACGCTACGGTTTCTGGTCATTGTTATAGGTGTGTCTGCTAAATTCCAGACCTTTATCTCATCTATTCTTTCGTCTCTAGCAGCACCGACTACAAGAGGAATCATCCACTCTCGTATGTCAGGCACCTCAGAAGATATACCTCCGTTGCCGCCATAACTAAAGGTACAGATACCAATGTTTATTTTCTTTTTCATGCCAGTGCCTTTCGGGGGAAAAGGTTAAGTAGACAAAATTCTAATTTCTTTTTTTCGTTAGGGTCAACAGGAAAACCGTCAGTTAATATCCCATTATCTTGTTAAACTTCATTTGGTCATTTGCAAATGTTTCTGCGGCCAGCTCTTGCCCCTCTGGCGTGCCGGCATAGTCATACAAGGCCTGAACGTCAATTGGCATATACCCCGCAAGGCCCTTTCCTCGCATGTTTTCAGCTTGCTGCTGTTGCATGCTTCCTAAGAGCGTGGCAAAAGCAGTCTCGTGCGACTGGTTTTCCATCACACCCTGCATTCCCGATGAGTATGTAGTTGGGTTATTGGCTCGTCCAAAGGGATCAGGGAACGACGACTCAAAGGCAGCCGGACGTCGAACATCAAATATGTTGTTGCCCATGTTGCCCAAACTGTTTACGTCCGCCCCAAAAGCCGGATCGCTCTTTGGTTGCAAATATTGATCAAAAGACTGTGTCCTAACAATGCCGTCACCATATTCCGTTTCCGCAACACCTTCTGGAGCAGGCATACCCTCTATTCTCGCACGAGGATCAAAGTTGGTTATAAAATCCTCCAGCGACATATCCTCTGTTCCGGGCACTCGTTTCATCATTTCTTCGATGTTAAAATTTTCTGGGAACAGACTAGCAAGTTGTTCCTCAGTAATTTCATCAGTTTGACCCGATGGTGCCCCTTCAACATTGCTGTTTGCAAAGTCTGTGACGGCTGGGGAATCCTCAGATGTTTCACCGGGCATAATAGTCCTAGAGTCATCCTCCTTGGTACCGCCCTTTTTAGTTTGCCCACCTTGGTTTTGTGGGCTGTTATTTTGCATCCAATTCATCCAATTCCGGCTGGCTTCCTCAACCTGCTGCGGAGTCGAGTCAGGAGCCATTGTAAGGTTGGCGAATTGCTGTTGTTCTGGTTGCTGTTGTTTCGGTTGCTCGTAGCCTGCAAAACCGTTAGCCCTGAGCCACTCACCCATATCAAAACCAGCAGAGCCTGAACCTTGTTGCTGGCTAGAATTTCCATACGTGGTCATATCTGGAAGGTCAAGAGGACTACCTCCACCGGGATTGCCATAGTTCGTCCCATGCTGGGCGTTATATCGGTCATACGCATCTTGGTCGCCCTGCATGCCACGGTACAGGTCGAACCCCGTTTGGTTTCTGTAGTTCTGGTAGTCTTGTTGTACATCTCCAGTACGCTGATAGTCCCCTAAGTAACCATTTTGTTTAGGGGGGTTTTTGCTGTACTGCTCAAAAGTCATTGGGCCTGCGATACTTGTCATTGATTTGCTTTCTCTATTCGTCGCCTTTGAGGGTAGTTAAACTATCGAGACCCATGCCTGTGCCCTGAAGCATCCTGAGTCTTTCAGCGTCGTCTTGGGGAATAGGCTGCCTTGACTCCGCGATAAGTTGGCGAAGAAATTCCATGTCGGGATTTTGTATGGCAGATTGTTGCATTAATAGAAATAATAAGTTGGGGTCCATTTTTACACCTTTAGAAAAGGCCCTGGATCAGCGTCAACCAATCCAGGGCCTCCCCCGAAAGCCCACTGGTAGGGCAAATATTACGCCTTAGTTTTCACTACAGCGAGAACTGCATCGCCAGCAGCTGCGGCGGCAGATACAGCCCGACCGATAGCGTTATTAGTAGTAGCAATAACACGACCAGCTGTGTCAGCACCAGCAGTTGCAGCCGTATCAGCAGCCACTGCATCGCCAACAGAAATAGCAGCGTCAGCGATAACTTCTGTTGGTCCCTCGATAGTGACCCAGAAAATATCGTTAGCGGCTACACCAGCAGCAGGAAGATGCTCGTCTACGACACCGACAAACTCGTTGCCAGTAACTTCGTTCTTCGCATCAACTGCACCGATACCATCAGGTCCGGCTGGACTGTTATCAAAAGTTACAAGATTCTTTGGAAGTAAGGCGGCTCCGCTTGTATTGCGAACTGCAATGCAAACTTTGCGGCGATTACTTCGGATTACTCCAGTTGAAGGTGTGACGTCAGTAAATTCTTTAACTGCGCCAACCCAACCTTTACCATCGTCAGTTGATGAAACCCCAAGGGTTTGACCAAGAGCAAATGGTGGATCAACTAATAGTCCCATTTTTTTCTATTCCTCTTAATTAGGCCAGTGCGACAAGTTTAAAGAATGATCTAGGCGACTTGAACTTCAGGTTGCCTAGCATTGACACAACGTAACGGTACTGTTGTGTGATTTCGTCGTAAAATGGACCCTCTGCGTTAAGAAGTTGACCTTCCATGCAAAGCAGTTCCATGTTACCCAAAGCTAAACCATAGCCAACATTAGTAGGTACAGAGGTCTCGCTACTGATTTCAACGCCGTCTAATTCAAAGACGTCGGTAAAGCCATAGCTTCGTAGTCCGTTCTGTTTACTAACGATCACACGTTCTTTAGAATCAAGCGTGTTGAGCATGTCGATGTATAGACGTCGGTCTAGGATCGTCATGTCAATTTGATCTTCCAAGGTGTCATTTCGACGACATTGGTGGATGGATTCTCGAACTGCTTTAACGCAGTTTGCGGCCCAAGTTGTGCCACCGAAGTAGCTACTTGTGTAGTTGGTGATTACAGGCGTAAAGAAGTCAAATTCTGGATCTGCTTCGCCGTTAGGCCAAACACCAGACTTCTGACTACCACCGTATGCACCAAGAACAGTAGAAAGGCCAGCATACGAATCACTTGGGTAAGCAAATGGGTCAGCCGAATTAGCAGAACGCTGTGCGCCCGTGCTTACGTTGATTGTTCCATTTGTTCCCATGAAAGACTCGATGCCATGGAACCGAAGTTCGTTGCCAGCAGCGTAGCCGTCAACGACCCACTCCTTAGCAAGATACTGCTCCATGCTCGTCAAAAGACGATTTGACATCTTGCCCGCAACATTGACCAACGCTTGTGCTCCTCTATTTTCGAGCATCTCTTTTTTGTAAATCGCGTCAGTGACTTGCGCGCCCCTGTACTCAAGCTCAGCTTTTTTCCACAAATTCTCTCTGCTGAAAACACGAGGCGTTTCCCCGTTATTTCCAGTAGGAGTATGGTTCCTATACTGAACTTCAAAATCAAATCCACGGCCAGCCATGTTAGTTCGGACATTGCCAGAACCCTCAAGGGCCGCGAACACTTTATACTTGCGCAAAGAAGCAATTTCCTCTTGACGCAAGTGATTGACTATTGTAGTACCAATACTACGAGCCCAATCAGTAGCACTCGCCATTTTAGATTACTCCATCTTTAGTAAGTTGGCTTTGCAGCCGTTCCTCGAAACTTAACCGTGGGCTAGGTGCCTGCGGTTCCATTGCTCCCGCACTCCGATTAGGAGCACGGGTTGCTCGTTCCCGAAGGAACTGCATGTTTTGCTGTGCCGCCTGTTGCTCAGGGGTCATTGGCGGCGGAAGGGCTTGCTGGGGAGGCTCTTCA